TATAAAAGCATCCATTATAACTCCTTTGGAATCTCTACTGGGAAATCACCAACCATTTGTCCACAGTTCATACAATAATCAAATTCTAAATAATCTCCACCACCAATATTTATATTATAAGGGACTTCTCCATTAGATTCTGTTCCACCGGGATACATAACCTGACATAAATCACTACATTTGCCCATAACTCTTATCACTTCTCGTTTTTCACAACAAGCCATTTTATTCTCCTTATGCATGTTCTAATACAATTGATTGACAAAAGGTTTTTAAATACATATCGAAATAGATTTCTCTATCAACATCTTCTGCATCTAAAACCTTTATCATATTTTTTGAAATTTGTGTTTCGCCATAACCTTTAAAAAATATACTAAATTGTTTCTTCCCTATTGGGATACAATATAATTTAACATTAGAACTAGTCATTATTTCATCTTTAATATCTTGCAACCCTTTGAATATTGCAATTTTATTAGCAAAATTTAAATTTAAAAGCTTCTTAAACATATTATCCATCTCAGGATATCTATGAGAAACTCCTTTAATTTCAGTTTTATCATATGTCTTTGCTAAATATTTTTGTCTATCAAATGCAATTAACATATACTCATAATATGCTTGCATATCTATTGGAATATATGCGTCAGTTGTTTCTGTTAATCTTCTTGTCGTAATAATACCATCATAAGCATTTAATATTAATTCTTCTGGTTTAATATTATTACGTTTGATATATTCATTAATAATTGAAATAGTGCTAGTTCTTAAAACTGTTGTTAATCTCGGATTCTCTTTCATCAACAAACCTATCTGAGTATTTCTTTTAAGTTTATCATCCTTGTCAATCAATGACAAATCAAACCCAAGTTGATCTAAGATCGTGTAATGACAAGCAGATATATCATAAAGATATACATCCTTTAAAAATAGTTTACATGTTTTGTTGATATCCATTATTTAATTTCCCATAGTTAATTTCCAATTACCAGAATTTAATATTTTTTTAGTTCTTCTTTATTTTTTCATGGTCAGATAGTTCTTTTCCAACTACATTTTCTATCCAATCAAGATATCCATCACCTTTACAATGTTTACATTTGGTTTTCATATCGTATGAAATATGTTCTAATTTATACATAGTATTTTTAGTTTTTATAATTACTCCAGAACCATCACATTTATCACACTTTACTTCTCCTTTTTTTAATTTTTTCATAAAACTCCTATGCTGCACAATTTGAAAATAAACTAAAATTTGGATTAAATTTCATGCCGTAATTCGTCATGTATTTAAATTTTATTTTTTCTTTCTTACCAGTAATATTTTCAATCCAATCAAGTTTACCATCACCATGACATTTACTACATTTATAATGTTTATTATAATAACCATCATTATATCTTTCTATAGGTATGTTTAATTCATATCCAGTTCCTATACACTGATCACATATAACCTCGCCTTCTTCTAATTTCATAATCACCTCAACCTTGAAAATTCTAATAAGTTGTCATGTAGTAGCTCATTTGTTTTTTTTCCAACTACAGCTTCTATCCAATCAACTTCTCTTTTACCATGACACTTTAAACAAGTTCTAGAATATCCTATAGTATAAATTGTGCCTGATGGAGAATTCATAGTAACTGCATATTCATCTTCTTGATATCCTGTTCCATTACATTTATCACATTTTATGTTAGACTTCTTCATTAGGACCCCATTCTGTTGTTTTATGTGCTTGTAATTTAAGTTGAAAATTTATTTCATTTGGATTTTTCCCAACAATATTTTCAATCCAATCTAATTCACCTTCACCATGACAATTTAAACACATTTTAGTTGTCATCCATACCTTTCCAGTATCTGTTGTTCTAAGATCATATCTCTCATCTAATACACCTTTTCCTTTACATTTATCGCATTTTATTTTATTATTCATCTTTTGAACCTACAACCGAAGAAGAATGATGTAATAACTCTTCTCCATAATCATATAATACATCATTTGGTTTTAATTTTCTTTTCTTTCCAGTTATATTTTCAATCCAATCTAATTTGTCTTTACCTAAACATACTGGACACATTTTTGTTTTAAGAAACATATTTGATTCTAATTGTATATATCTAAAATCATCTTCACTACCAGTTCCATTACAATGTTTGCATATATAATTCATTATACCTCCAAATGACTGCGATATAACTAAATACCGCAGTCATTTTAGATTTAGCTAATTAACCATATTAGAATATCATCAATTTGTAATAAATGATTAATATCTCTAATATTTTCTTGTTTATCAAGAAGCCAAGTTATAGCTGATTGTTTATCAGTAATTTGATCCAATTCTTTTTGTACTTGTTTATATTGAATTTGTAAACCCTCAAGATCTAATTTAGCAAGAATATTAGAAGTAATGTATTCTCTATTTGGATGTTCAATAGTAATACTAGTATCTCTTTTTTTAAGCTTTATTCTTTTATATGGAATTAGTTGATCATTTACAGGGCAACAAAATATAATAATTAAACCTGTTTTAATCCCATAACATTTTAAAATTATATCTTCATTAATGTTATACATTATTTGAAATCCATTACCGTATACATCCATATCATATCCTGGAATATCTAGAACTGGAAATATATTTGCATCTTCAATTAATTTTAAATGTCTTATAGGATGATTATCTTCATTAATCTCTCCTTTAGGATCAAGAACAGAACAAAGAAGATGTTCATCAGATTGAACACCACGAACTTGAATTTTTAATCTATTAACCCTATTGAAATTTTCATTATTATTTTCAAACCAATCAGATAACATAATAATACTAACTTCATATTGTTCTACAGATTTTAAAATTATTGACTGTTCTATTATAACTTCAGATGAATTATTTTCAATTTTAGATTCATCATTTTCATTAGATTCAAAATCAGTTGCAGGATCTAATTGACCTACTTGTTCATTTTGAATCAATTGAGCAAGATTATCTTTCATAAAAATTATTCCTCCTTTAATAATCTCCTTTATATGACTCACAAGAAAATCTATGTTTTCCTTCATTTATATAAATAACTTTATATTCATAACCTTTATGCATAAATACATCACCAATTAATGGTAAAGGAAAATCTTTTTTCTTAAGTTTTTTATCATCTACTTTTTTTTCAGAGCCATCATCAACCATTATTAATTCTTTCTTGGTTTTTATAGTATCAGATTTATCAACAGTTAAATCTCCAGTTGCCACTAAGTCAGGCATCTTAATTCCCATATCATCAACTACTTTAGATATTTTTGGTAAATGATCTATACCATCAATTGCTTTTATTTCAGACTCAACTAAACCATTATCATTATCTTTCAATGTTACTACCCCCTATATTAATATTCCATTTATCTTTTATTCCATCTTCTCTCCAATGATTAGGATCAATATCAGTAAATGCTTCTAGTGCTGCGCCTGAGAGAGCATGAACTTTAATTAATTCTTCATATGATCCAACAGGAACAGTTGAAACTTTATTTCCATAATCATTTTCTTTAGCTGATATTAACCAATCAGGTAATTCATGACTCCAGTTTGAAACATAAGCTTTTTTAGCTTTTTCTAAATAAGTTTCAATTATAAGTAACAAACTAGATACATTTAAAGCTGGATCAATTGAATAATCACCAAATATAATTTCCTCGTATTGTCTTTCTTTTTTATAAAGCTCTATGATTGTTTCTCTATTCATTTTCCTCCTCTAATTCAATTATAGAAATAGGAATATTATCTATATTTAATTCAGAAACATTCTCCACTCCTTGAAATTTAAGAAATTCTTGTTGGGTTTCTTTATTTAAATTATGAAACGTTATTTCAAAACTTTTCATTATTTCTCCTTAAAATCCATAGCCATAATCTCAGCTTTACTTTTTATTCTCTTTCTGATTGAAACTGAAAATTTACCGACTCCTGGTTGCATTAATTTAAGTCTATCCCATTGAATTTGTTTTCTTGGAAGTTTAAAATCTCTTTCCCAAGTTGTACCACCAGATAACCATGCCGGCATTTTTTCACCACCATCTTTTTTCATACCATTAGTATAAAATACATATTCAGTTAATCTAGTAGCAAATCTTATAGTTGGTATAACTGTATTATTCCAATATTTTCTTTCATCAGTTAATTTAATAAGATTTTCTTGAGTACTATCAATTTGAAGAAATTTAGTTTCATTTTGAGGAAGATCAATTTCAACTTCTAATGATTCAAATTTAACAGATTTTCCTTTCTCTTTAGTGGATTTTCCATAAACTTTTGGTGCACCTTTTTCACCAATAGCTGGATATTCAATACCTTCAGCAAGCATCTTCTTTATTTGTTTAAAGTTATCAGCAGCTTGCTCAGTTAATCTATTAATCAATGCTTTAGTAATAAAGTAATGTTGACCATAAAGACTAATCCATCTATTTGGATGAGCAAAATGTTTAAAAACAATACCTGATCCAGTCCATAATTCATTCTCGGTTAGAAACTCATTCTCTTTAGCAGATGGATCCCATTCAATTCTATCCCATCCATCATACCAGTTTCCATCTGGAGTTGTCAAAGAAAATGTTCTAGGTTCACCAACTGTTTCAGAAGTCATTACATTCATATCCATAATTCTAAGAGAGAAACTAAAAACATCTTTATTAGAAATTACCCCAAGAATCTTTCCATGACGATTTTCTTTAGATGAAATTCTTTCTCCTTCTCTAATAGTTGATGGTCTCATTGATTTATAATTCGGAAGATTAAGTACTGCACCTCTTTCAGATAATGCCGTAAGAAAACACGCTAAATCCAAATCAGTACCTTCAAAAATACCATCAACCAACGCAGGTCCAGGCTTTCTAGTATACATATCAACAGTCCAATACTTTTGTACTATATCAATTACATCATCTATATTTGTTTACTAAGACTAGATAGGTTACAACGACCTACATGTTGTAATTGACCTTTCAATTTTCCAGTTGTTATTAAAACTACTGCATAATAATCTTTAAATGTACCATTTAATTTTTGTTTTATAATTCTATAACGTTCAAGAATTACTCCAAATTCTCCTCTAATATCTTTTTTAAATAACCATTGATTATTAAATCTAATTATATCTCCTTTTGTTAGTCTTAATCTATCACTATTAACTATTTCATAAGTTGCTTTATATTCATATTTATTATTATTTATTTTATTAATATTTCTTGAATAAGAATTAGATAATTTCACATTCATATTTCATCCTTTTTGAATGTTTTATTATTAACTTTTCAAAATCATTATAAAATGCTTCATTAAAAAATTCAACTTGTGTTTTCTGGTTAAATAAGTTAAAAAGTATATTTAAACAATCATGAACATCTGTTATTTGTTTTTCATCAAAGTTATTTTTTATTAATTTTATATTACCATTACAATCCATTCCAATAACAACATCATTTATTGATATAGCCTGTAATGTATCATTAATATTCATTATACACCAACCTCAAAAGTTTTCTTTAAACTTTCAATTCTGTCTAATATAAAACCTTTAGTCATAATAGAACGATCATGAAATTCAGTTTCTTTAACCAATTTTTTAACCATATAGTCTCCTTTTTTATTTAATGGACTATCCAATTAAGAATAGTCCATTAAATATATTAATTACTAAGCTTATGCTTTATCAATATTTATTACATTTTTTAATCTACCCATAAAACCTCCAACTATAAGAAAAACTTATAATCAAAACCATTTTCAATACCTTTCCAATTAACAGCAATAGCTTCTGAAGTATGAATAGATTCTTCATGTGAACACTTAACAATCCAATCATCAACATTCATATTATCTAACTCAACACTAATTTGTCTAATTGCATCTTCAACAAATATTGGATTTTCAGCGGCAATTCTAGCTATTTCTTGTTCATCTATACGTTTAATAATAGGATAAGGAATTGTTTTTATTGCTCTTTCAACAGACTCTATAATGTCCTCTAACCAAATATAAGAGTCTTTCTTACCTTCAATCATTATATTTGCAAATGATCTTTGAGCATGTGGGAAACCATTCAAACCTTTTTCTCTTAAATCTTTAGATAATTCAGCAGAACATGGACAATAAGATGCATATTGAACATTTGCACCTTGATAAAATTTAAAATCATCTCCTCTCATTTGTCCTTCAAATCTACATTTATGAAATATTGGAAATTCATTACTTGATAATATTGACTTTCTTCTAATTGGTAATAGAAAATCAAACCTCATATAACTTTCAGTTGATTCAACATTTTTCATTAAATCTTTAAGAATTTCTTTTATAAGTTTCTTTTTTAAAGGAAGTTCTAAATAATCTTTCAATGTTCTAATTAATCTTGACATTGAAATCCCTTTTATATTATCTTCCAAATTAGTTCTCATGGAAACATTAGCTACCATTGATTTAAATCCACCATATTTTGATTCCATAGTAAATGGAACTTGAACATTTCCAACTCCAACTTCTTTAATTGGAATTTGGATTTTTGGCAACGTACCTTGTATATCAGGTAATATATCTGTCATTATATCTCCTTTATCTTTTAAGTCCTAATGCAGTAAGATTTACATTTAATAATTTTACAGACTCTGGAACAATAGAATCTTCTTCATCCTCAATTTTACCTAAATCTGAATCTAATTGATCCCTAATAAATCTATTTTTAAGATCAATACAATCAGATTTTGTTGTAAGAAATTCTCTTAAGTTATATTTTGCATTATGACCAATCAATGCAGCTGTTTCCATTTCTCCACATCTTTGACCACCTTTATTTTTTCTACCAGCTAATGGTTGTAATGTCTTACGAGCATATGAACCAATACCTCTAGCTGCTAATCTTGTTTCAGATATATGAACCATTTTAAAGAAATATTCATATCCACAAGCAATTTGTTGATTAATCATTTGATTTGATTGAGGATCAAAAATATCATACTTAAATTCAGTACCAGTATATTTCAATGCTATTCTAGTTTTATCCATATTAACTGATTCAAAAGGAGGTTGAATTATTGATAAATTATCTATCCATTTATCATCAATAACTTTAGGCATATCTGCCTCAAATTGTTCATAGTACCAACTATTCTCAGTACAATCAATAATTTTTATATAACCAAGAACATATTCTCTAATTAAATTTTGTACCTGACCAACACTAAAATCTTTAATTTTATCCAAACTTTTATTTAAGATTTTCTTCATATGTTGTTTAAGATCCCATAACGACATTCCTAAATGCAATTCAAACAGTTGACCAATATTCATCCTACTAATTGTTCCTAAAGGATTAACAATTATATCAGCATGTCTTCCATCTGGTAATCTTGGCATTTTTTCATGTTCAATTATTGTAGATATAACACCTTTATTTCCATGCCTATTTCCAATTTTATCTCCAATTTGAATAGGTCTAAAGAAAATACCAAACATCTCTACTCTTATACCAGGAACTTCTTCTCCTTTTATTTTAAATTTACCTACATTACTAAATAAATCTAAATTATTTTCTTTAATAAAAGGTTTAACTTTTTCCTTTTCAAGATTTTCTTCAATAATAATTTTAATTTTTAATTCTTCATTTTGTTGAGATTTAATAATACTTTCCACCCAATCATTATATTGGGGAATATTAGTACACCATTGATTAACATAAAGATTAACTTCAGTTATAATAACATCTTGTTTAGAAAGTTTTTGTTGTTCTTCTTTAAATATGTCAAAGAAGTCCATTTGTTGACTCGGAAATTCTTTTAAAATTGCATATGGTGCTCCTTTAGCAATTCTATCTCCAACACTTGGTAATGGTTTATAATCATTAGAATTATCCAATGATAATAAAACTTTATTCATAGGAATATCAAAAGATAAATCTTCAAAATGTACTGATGTAAATAAATTTTCTTTTTGAACTCTATCAGATATAATAATTCCATCCTCATAATTATATCCATAATAAACCATTACACATGTTAAAAGATTTTTACCAATATTAATACTTCCATTTTTACAAAAATTACTTTCTGCTAAAATATCACCAGCATTAAATTTATCACCTTGTTTCACATATATATTAAATACATCAAGATTTGATATATAAATTTTTCTATATGTAACTTCAAATATTTCAATTGTATCATCATCATATAAAGCAATTATATAATTATTATCTAAATGTATAACTTTTCCTGATTTTTTAGCAATTTTTACAAATTGTGTATATTTAGTATATAGATTCTCACAACCAGATTTAATCATTGGTTGATCAAAATTTTGTAACATAATTGCTTGTCTTGTTTGTGAAGATGCCATCTGCAACCTAGTTTGATCATCATGCTCAAGAAATGGAACCATTGAAACCGGAATTGATATAGGTTGTTTATCCAAATAATATTCATTAAATCTTCCGTTATCATCTAATGGTACGTTTGGAATAAGATTTTGTAAAACTCCACAATTATCTCTATCTGGTGTATCTACTGGGCATAACCTCCCAAACATGGAAGGCATAATATCCCTTAAATGTTCAGGTACATTTTGTCTATTAAAACCACCAGGTCCAACTAAACTTGTTCTACTTAATTTTGTTAATTCATCAATTGGGTTTATTGCAAAATCAAATTGGACAATATCTGAAACATTACACTCGGATACTATTTGAGTTGAATTTACATTAAATTTTGGTTGTCTTGCTGTTCTATTTGACATACACATGTCAAATACTGCTTTAGATATTTTTGCTAATACTACATATTCAAAACATCTAATTCTTTTATTAATCAAATTGGTATCATCTAAATAACCATCATTTAATACCATAACTATTTCATCTAAAATACTATTAGTTTCAAAAAATTCTGCTGATATTGGATCAACTTTTAATATTAAGTCTAAAGAATAAATTATATCTTCACCTTTAACCTTAGCATTATATTGAGAATAATTTCTTCCAATTTCTTTTATAATATCATCTTGTGTTATTCCTCTTGAATCATCATAAAACATTTTTAAATCATATATCAATTTTTTATATAACAATAATGGATCATCTGCTGTTAAATTTTCAACATTAGGAGCATCAACCATATCAGATAATCCAAATCTTTCATTAACTTCATCAATTCCATAATAACCAAACATAACTAAAAATAATGGAACTTTTCTACCAAGTAAACTAATATAAATATATGGTGCTTCCTTTTGAGGAAATATCATTAATGTAGCAACATTAGTTCTTATTTTAATACTTTTTCCTCTTGTAACAACTGGAATATCAAACAATTGAAATAATGGAATTTTCTTTCTACCATTTATAACAATATAATTACCATTAACTAATGTAGGTATTTGCATTGTTAAATCAATTTTAGCTGTACCTTTTTGAAATCTAATAATTAAATTTTTCTTAATAGTTTTACTTATTTCCCCGTTAGAAAATCTAGGTTCTTTTAATCTATATTCAATAAGATCAAATCCTAATTCTTCTGCTGGGATCAGTATTTTTCTTACGTTCTCCAAAAGAGCTGCGTACTCTTGTTGTCGAATATTAAAAATATGATTATTTTCATCGCCAACTTTGTATATCGGATTTTCTATAGTCAAAATTGTTTCTCCTTAAAATTTATATTTTATATCGTTTATATAAAATAGCTTTATACCAAGATTCGTGCCACATTCTATCATAATTAGCTATTACATTACATGAATTACATAATGTAATTAAATTATTTCTTTCACAATTTTCTTTGTTATAATCAATATGATGTATAACAATTATATTACTTTTTTTATTACAACATGGATTTAAACAACTATAATTATCTCTAAACTTAATAGATTCTCTAAAATCTATATTTGACCATAATTCACAATAAGGTAGATTTTGAATTCCACCTTTCCAATTTGGATTACCAGAACCACTTAAATTAATTGAGTGTTGAATATATTGACACTCTGGACATTCAGCACCGGAAGTAAATATATCCCACCTCATATTAAAAACATGTCCAAATATACATTGAAGTTTAATTTTATATTCAGTTGTTTTAAAGGTTTTAGATAAACATTTATATCCTTTTTCTTTAGCAAATTGTTTAACCTTGTCTATATTCCAATATGTAAAGTTATTACATTCTGGGCAACTACCACCTGTATTTAAATTATTATAATTAGTAATATAATTATGTCCATTTTTACATTTTAGATTTAATAATGACATCTCATTCTTATAATTACCACTCACCCAATCATAACCTTTTGATTCTAAAAAAGTTTTAACATCTATATCACTCCTTCTATGATATTTATTTGGACAATTTTGATAATTATATTCACATGTCCATTTTGGGTTTCCTTTTCTGGGTGGGTATATTGCTTCTCTACCACACCCATATTCACATTTCATTTATATTTCCTCTCCACATAAAATTTTATCCATAACTCCATGATATAAACCAGAGTTAAGAATCCCTCTAATAATATGTTTCTTTGGATTTGAAAATGCTAAACCCATCAACCAGCTTTCATTACTTGGCACGGTCTGGACGCTTAAATATTTTGGTACAACATTACTTCTATTATCAACCAATCTCCATTTAGTATCATTAAACCACATTAATTGAGAAACAACACATTCAAAATGTACGTGATGTATTGTTCTACTAGTATTATAACAAGTATACAACTTTGCAACCAAATTTTCAGGTGTAGTTCCTTTTGGAAACTTATGTAATAGTTTGGATACTGTTGATAAATCTGCAACAATATCTTGTTGTTTCATTTCTTTATCATTAGAACCATCTTCATTTTTATGAAGAACAGCAACACCAGATGTATGGAACGTACGTAGAACTAATTGAGTGTTACACTCTCCCAAACTTTGAGCTGCAATAACTCCTATAAATTCACTATCCAACATTTCATATAATTCTCCATAACATTTTGTACAAACTTTAGGATTCTTACAATATATTGGACTTCTAACATTAATTGTTTCACCAACATAACCAAGATAATTATACTCAGTCATTTTAATAAGTTTACTATTCTCTACCATCCACTTTCCAATTAACATTTTTGCTTTCTTTTCATTATCAACATAAATTTGAAGATAATCAGTTGTACCACAATCTTCAAAATCTTTATCAATTTGAAGATTTGCACATGTAAATATTAATTTTCTTGATAAATACCCAGATGTACCAGTATTTAAAGCAACATCTAATAAACCTTTTCTAGAACCATAAGTAGAATTAAAGAACTCTTTTGGTGTTAATCCATTAATAAAACTATGTTTAATAGGTTCTTCAATAATTTGTCCTCTAAAGTTTGAAATAAAACCTCGAGTTAAAACTATTTGTCTAACTTGATCCCAACTACCTCTAGCTCCAGATTCAATCATATATGCATAATTAAAATTATCTCTAAGAAATTGAGTAGTTTCATCCTTTGATACCATATCTAATTGTTCTCTTATATCATCACCAACATATAATGAATCTCTTTTTTCAAGACATCCATCAATAAAACATTCATCTAATGATAATGTGGCTCCAAATAAAGTTGAATATTTAAATCCTAAAAATTTAACTTTATCTAATACTTTAGCAGTTATTTCATTAGAATATCTATTATTAACATCTGTTAAATAATAATTTATTTCTTTTCCACCAACTTCTTCATCAATAACTTGATAATCTTCTGGAAAACAATCATTCAAAAGTTTACGATCTGCTTTAATTGTTTTTCCTTTACATTCAACATCATATTGTAAATCATCAAATATTTTATGACTAACAGCATAAATACCTAATATAACATCTTGACTTGGAGTTGTTGATAATGATCCATTAGAAGGATTTGTAAGATTTCTTGTAACAAGTAATCTATCTAAAACTTCTTGTTTTGTTTCTTCACTAATTGGAATATATACAGCCATTTGATCTCCATCAAAATCTGCATTAAATGGAGGACATGATAATGGATGAATTTTTATAATTTTTTCTAAAGTAACTTTTGTTTTATATCCCAACAAACTTAATCTATGTAATGAAGGCTGTCTATTTAATAAACAAACTTCATCTTTAGCAATTTCTTTACATGTATTAAATAATACAGGATTGCCAATTTCAATACACTTATCAATAAAATCAATAGCATCATTAATCTTTTTAAACCTCCCTAAACTTATAATACGGTTGGCTATTTTTAATTTAAATAATTCAAGAAACATTAGATATGGTAATGCACATTCATCCATATTTAATGTAGGATCAGGAACAATTACAGCCCTTCCAGAGAAATCAATTCTTTTTCCTAAAATATTACCACGAATTAATCCTTCTTTTTTAGACATTTTTTCAAGAATATATGCATATAATTCATTCACATCTTTTTGTAATTGTCTGTAATAGTTATAATATAAATTTCTATCAACTCTTACATCAACAATTGATTCTCTCATTGCTTCTTTTTTAGTCAAAATTTGGGTATAATATCTATTAATTTTATCAGATGATACTTGGCCTTTAGTAACTTTTTTAGAAGCTGGTCTAAGATCTGGTGGTAGTACAATAATTTGATCTATAATTAATTGATCAATATTATCACGAACAATTTCCCAGGTTGGATCTCCAGTACTTATTACATGTTCTGCTAAATCAAATATTAAAGTTTTTATAGCTTTTGTACCAACTAAATCATTTCTATTAACATCTTCTGGATTTTGTTTTTCAACACCCCATGATTGTTCTTCTTCATCAAATGTTAAAATACTATTTTCATCTTTCATTAATTTATCCATAGCATTTTTAACTTGACGACCTCCAAGGTCTACCATTAAATCATAAAATAATGGATTAACTACAGGTATTGGTAATATAATTTTAGCAAATCTTTTTCTTCTTACATTACTATTAACAACATCAACTTCACAAGTTGCACAAGTTCCTCCAGAACCTGATATTCCATAATACGTACCACATTGACACGTATAATTTTTAATTGGACCA